TCTGTCTTTTGATTAGTAAGATTTCTGAAATATTCATCTCGGTCCTCTTTCACCTCAATTGGACAACGCATTAAAGCTAACCCACCGATGCCAATAACACCTTTGTACTTGCCGTCAGCGATAGATGGTAAATCCATTCTATCAGGATATTCATCTGCTTTCACAAACTCATACCCACTTCGTAACCTGCCAATAACATTTTTTTCATCGGCCATGCCACGATACTCAAGTCTTACCCACCGATGGTGAAAACCTTCTGGTGGTTCTGGTGCTTCTAAATTTGACGGAGGAACCCATCCCCTCGGTCGAGCGTCCTTTTCACGGGTTTCTTGTTTGCGTGATAGGTTTTTTATTCCTTTAGTACTCATATTAAGCCTCCTTCACGTGTTTTGCGTACTCTTCAAGTGGCACACCAAGTTTTTTTGCGATCGCTACTTGTGAGGGTGTGAGTTTCACAGTGCGGCGGCCTGTTGCCGTTGTTCGTGTAGCTGAAGCAACTTTTTGCTTCGGCTTATTTTGATCCTCAAATTTATGAGGAAACTCTTTTCGGATTCTCCGATCAATTTCAGTATAATACTCATCTGATGAAACGTCAAACCCTTCGTTAACTAATTCGTCATGATAAGACATCGCAGTATACGTCATTGCCCTATCTGCTCCAAACCATTTGTTATCTTCGGCCCAATCTTGAGCTTTTGGATCAGGTTGAGCTTGAGGAGCTATTTGGGGTTGATTATTCCAGGGTTCTTCAACAGGTTTTTCCTTTTGAATTTCTTGTTGTTCTACTTTTCTTTTACGTAAACTCAATCTTTCTTTTTCAATAGCTAATTGTGCTATTCTTTGTTGAGCTTCCATTTGTTTTTCAACATCACCTTCATTAACAGCTTGTGTGTAAGCTGTTTTCAATAATTGTTCAGTAGATTGTAAACTTTGTTCATCAGAAGCAACTCTTTCTTTAGATGTCGCTTGAGACATAACATTTAAATTTTTATTTTCTTCTTGAACTTTTTTAGCATAGTCAATTGCTGCTTGTTCACGTCTTTCAGCTTCACGCATTTTACGTGTGAGTTTATCAATACGTCTTTTTACAGATTGAGAATACTCTTCAAGTTCTTCTTCCTTACCTTCTTGTTTAGGTGCTTCTTCAACTTGAATTTCAGGTTCTGTAACCTTCTCTTCTTTTTTACCTTCTTCGTTTAACTCCACTTCGACAGCTTCACCCGAGGTATCTATCGGGACCATTTTGTCATTTTGTGTTTGTTCTTGCATAGAGTTCTCCATGTTACATTATGTTAGCTGGCAAGATGTCTCTCGGATCATCAACGACTGCCAGAATTTCATCTTCGTTAATAATACGCAACTCACCACCATCAATCTTTACTCTAGATCCTGCATAGCGAGTTATTATAACCCAATCGCCCTCTTTACACCAAGGTCCATCAGGGTATCTCTCTTTATCTGTGTAGCATAAAGAACCAGTCTTTAATACTTTACAGATATTTGTTGTTATTTGTGATTCTTGAATTGTGTCATCGGTTAGATGAATACCACCTTTTGTTTTCTTTTCTAATTTAAGAGGAAACAAAACAATTCTCCATCCAACTGGGTTTGGAACTTTTTCTAATTCGTTTTTTGATTTTTCTGTTTGTGCACCATCCCATACATGTTTTGGTACAATTAATTTAGGTTTAGTCATCATCTAGCTCCGTTTTCTTTAGCAGGTCCGTGAGTTCCTGTTCAGCTTCTTTTAGACCAGCTAACCTACCAACCATATATCGGTAAGTTTCCCAATCTTTTACATTATTACATATAGCTTCTTTTGTGACGTCTTGTCTAGCTTTTAGTTCTTTTTTTAAATGAGTAAATAAATTTTCTAAGCGCATGATTTCATTTGATCCGATAATTTTTTACAGCGATTGGGAGTCTGCTTATTCCAACGTGAGTCAAGCATCTCTAAACTTGCACCTTCAAAATTTCGGTTCTGCAGGCATTTCCACATATTTTTAAACTTAGACACGCCTGTAGGACCAAGTTGAAATACCATTTCTGTAATGGTATGTTGTGCAGTTGTAGGTAAATCAGGAACACCATGATTTTCCATGAGTGTTCTAGCTTTACCAATTGCATTATTTAAATCTTTATCAAATACTTCTTGTAGCTCTTCTTTGGTATATGTTTTACCATCTTCAAAATTATCATCAGGAGTAACTTTATGACCCCAGCCTATCGTGGCAAAACCTTCGGTATCCATGTATATGTGATCTCTAAACCCCTCAGATAATTTTACTGAACCAGCTAGTTCGTCGTATGTCACTTAGCAATCCCTTTCGCCTTTTCGAAACTTCTCATGCCCGCAACTCCGAGCATTGAGGTGACAATTGCTAGTAAGGGCCCAGTTTCTATGGCAGGTGGTACAATATCCATACCTGAAAATTTTGCATACCATTCAATACATGGTGATAATATAAAAGCAAAAAATAAG